TTTTTCTTATTTATAAATTGATAATTCAAATTCCACGAATGGGAAATATAAAACGTGCATATTGTATTCTCCTTGGTCGTAGGTTCTAAAACCAAAAAGTATTCCAGGGTACAACCCTATTCCTAGTGACCAAACTCTTCTTTCTTCTTTCATTATTCTTTTATTATGTTATACTCTATTTGTTTTTTAATTAAATCTTTAAATAAAACCTTTCCGTGGGTTTCAAAACTCCACTTAACCCACTTAGCAAGTTGCCTCTCAGCATACCCTCTCCTAGAGAGACTCTTGTCAAGCCTTGTGTTAATTCTTTTTTCTTGGTTTATCATTTCTTTTTTCTAAAATTAATTCAATTGTTTTGTCGCATTCCTTTTGATTTTGTGGCTTGTATAGAGATACACTTGGCTCAGTGATTGCCATAAGTGCTTTGAACAGCTTATATCTAAGAGGAAATGATTCATTAGCCCTACCCTTAGTCTCTATAATAAAGTCCTCCCCTTCAAAGTCTGGGGTGTATTTTATACCGAGTATCTTTTTGTTGCCTCTATCTCTGTACTCCCCTTTACCATTAGCTTGTCTTTCGTAAGCCGTTTGGTTAAATTGAAATGACGGAAGCAGTTCAAAACTTCTAAGTTCGTAATTAAACTTAATCTTAGCCTTCTTGAGTGCTATGTACATATACTTCTCAAGTCCTGACGCAAACTTTACACCATTATACTCAACCTTATTTGCTCTTACAGGGCCTTTCTTTCTTTTAAATTTTCTCTTCATCTGTAGTTATAGGGGTTTAATATAGTTACACAAACTTTTAAATATTACAAGAATATTTATTTGTATTTAGATAAACCTTTGTATTCCTCTAGCTTCATAGGTATTGCAATGGCTGTTGTGCCTCCGATTACAACACCGCAACCAATAGCGGGCTTTTTCCCTGCCTTTGCGTATGCGAACGCATATGCATCGTGGTCTATACCGCACCCAACCTGCATACCAAATATCCTTCTATTTCTGCCAACTTGATACTCTGTGTATAGTTGCGTGTGTAAATGACCCTGAACAACAGATTGCAAATCAGCCTTACACTTAGTCCTTGCTGTACCAGCCTCTCCGTGTATGTAAAGAACATCATCAATAGTGGTTTCAGTTTTAAACTGCCAGCTAGGAACTTCTAACACATCGTTATATTCTTTAATCCACTTTTTAGGAACTCCACCAGTTTGAGCCTTACGCATAACCATTCTTGTGTGATTGCCAATTATAACCTCTACATTAGGAAACTGCTTATAGTATCTACTTAATCTTTTAATAGCAAAATCCAACTCATCTCCTCCACTCATACCATCTACATCCGTCTCGTGGTAGCTAGAGTAGTGGTTGTCAATCTCGTCTCCAATATGAACTACCCTATTGCAGTTGTAGTTGTTGTATGTGTCAACTAAAAAATCTAGATATGTATCTAAATCAAATGGGCAGTGCGTGTCTCCTATCACTAACACCCTAGATTCATCTTTGGTTAGATTCTTAAATGCCTTAAGCTTTTTTCCTTTAAGCCTAGGTCTAAAATCTTTTATTTTTTTATTACTCATAACCTATTTATTTGATAATATTTTTTTTTAATTAATACAGTATCATTAATAATCTTCCGTTGCTCCATCGGGATAAACATAAACACCCTCAAACATATAGACACCATTAGCCCAATTTAATGCTTCTTTACAATCATAAAATGCTAAAAAAACATCATTACAATCTTTTTCGTAATATTTTTTACCATTGTAGTAAACTGGAAATAAATTCTCTTCTTTATCCATAATTTTTTAGTCTATCAAGTTCAAAATTTAAGTGATTAATTGCTTTTTTAATATCAGCTACCTTACTATCTCTAGGAGACTTGTTAACGTAAACCTTTTTACCAGCCCTCATTAAGTAAGTTAGTGCAGTTCCTATGTTGTAGCTATCTCCTTGAAATGCTGCAACTACCTTAGACGCTTCAATGCCATTAGATAGGTAGTACTTAGGAATGTTTCTAAAGTCTTCTTCTACAAAGGGAGGCTTTAGCTCTACCTTTTCTAGGTCTAGTTGGTCTTTCCAATCTTCTGTTCTCATTTTTTAAATGGTTTTATTTGTGGGATTGAAACAAATATAATTATAAATTTTTAATGTTTCCGTTATTAATTAATAAATCTGCGTAATCTTTTTCAACAAAGAACTCTTTCTGCTCTGAAGACATCTCCTTAAACACCCAACTTTCTTTTCCTTCCTTAACTCCCATCGTGATAATCTCGTAACGAAAACCTCGTTTAAAATTATCAATTGCGTAATTGCAGCCAACGACTGAGTCAATACAGATTTTATGTATTTTAATCTTGCTCATATTTATTATTTTATTATCGTAGTAATAATTCGAGTACATTTCCTAAAACAAATATCTTTCTCGAAATTGTACTATGATTTGCCTTAATTCGTGATTCGAGAATTGCAAATATTTTGCTTTAAATTTTTTATCTCTTCTTTCAATTCCCTTATCTTAAATTCCTTTTCAAACATCTTTAAGTTGCTTTCATCTATTAACTCTGCCTGTAGGTTATTAATCCTTTGAACGTGAATAGATTTTGTAAGGTATTCTTTTATTTCTAATATCTTGTTTGCCTTATTAACATCAATCTTAACTGCTTTTAAGTGCATAGCATCTAAGATTAGGGTGTGCTGTGTCATATTCAATGTCATTAGTTCAATGTTCTTCTTTAAACTTGCTTGATGCCATAAGTTCTCTATCTCCTTGTCTGTAAAAAAGAATGCCTCCCTTCTATCTATTGCCTTCTGTATTTGTTCGTCTGTTAGTATCATAATTAAAATGGGTCTTGATTGCTATCAAAATCATTGTTTGGTATTAGTGGTTGAAATTGTAGGTCAGGTCGAATAGTATTATTCACTATATTGATGCCATCGCTTACAAATCCAAGTCCTTTGTTGTATTCAAAAATAATTGGGTCATCAATTGCATTAGGCTCTCCACCTGTCTCCGTATCCTTCACCTTTCTGATGTACACTTGAGTGTTAAACTTCATTAGTGGGTGTCCAATTAGCCTGTGAATGGTTATAAAGTTGTCGGGTCTGTTAGCGAATGGTTGACCTCCTTCACTTTGTGAACGACTTGGTGGCATAGGATAGCCATAGTATTCGTGTTCTAATCCGTAGATTCTTCTCGCTGCCTCTGTGTTAGGGTGAGTATTTACAAACAAACTCTTTTTAGTTTGGTTAACAAACTTTCTGCTTTCATTTAAGAAATCGTAGTTAGCAGCGTGAGTGTAGTCTCTATTCATACCCGTGTATGGGTCAATAAGAACTGCATTTACATCTAAGCTTTCAAACATTGAAAATAGTTCTTCTGACTTGTAGAAACCCGTGTTGTCAATAAACTTAAAATGCTCCTCAACCCAAGCCTTAGCGTTATAGATATCTAACTCATCAGCACTTTTTATGTACTTACCAATCTTCCATTGGATTAGTCTCTTAACCAACTGCCCTGCCTTATTCTCTCCACTCCAAACACAAAATTTAAGTCCTTGTGTTACGCTTAATGCACAGAAATACCACAGTAGCCAATCTGTTTTTCCTACGTTATCTAATCCGTTAATAATTGTGAACTCCCCTTGTTTAAATCTATAGTGAGTATCAAATGTTTTTAACCCTAAACCTAAGCCTAGCTTTATCCTTCCGTTAATTACATCATCTAAATATTTGTCTGCAAATCCGCTTTCTAGTATCATAGTTATCCCATTAGTTTTTGTCCGATTGTCTTTGTAGGTTCGTAAGCATTTAAGAACTTAGCGAAGTTGTCTTGGTCTAAGAAGTGTTTAGGTGTTATGTTCTTCTTTTTTACCCACCACTTGTCCTCACAAAAAGATTTTATAGCCTTGTTGAAGTCTTCCTTGCTATAATCCTTTCTCAAGTCACTTAGATTAATTCTGTCTTGGTTAGTAAGACTATTAAAGTTAGATGGAATTTTTAAGTGATGAGTTCTTGACTCGTTAAACCACTTTAAGAATTTAACCTTTGGGTCTTCTGATTCCCCTTTCTCTTTCTGTTTCTCTTTCTCTTTCTCTTTGGTTAAACTTTCACGCTTAGTAGAACCGCTCAATTTACCTCTCTCAGATTGCTCTTCAATAAACCCCAATCTATTGATAACACTAGGGATAACAATGTAATCACCCTCTTGGCAAACTAACTCAAAGTTGCATAAAACTTTAAAGATTCTTTCAACTTTTTGTTTATTATGTCCTAAGATTCTCCGAAAATATTGCAAGTTCCACTCAAGTTTTGCTGAACTTTTTATGTGGCACTCGTCAATAAAGAACCGAAACATATCTCTTTCTTCGGCATTAAGCATTATAACTTTGTCATCACTTCTCCAATCTTTTGGATAGAATGTGTAGCCTAATCTCTTACTCATTTCGTTGTTGTTTAATAAAAAACCCCTGCAAATCCATCAGAGTCGAAGCTGATTTCATCGCAAGGGCTTGTATAGTTTCCTTTAGTTGCCTATTTATTTCGACTGCAACTACAATGTAAAAGTACTAATTAAAATGGTAGGTCATCTTTTACAGTTGAATTACTTTGAGTTTGTTGCTCTTCTCTTGGAGCAGCAGCTACGTTGTCTCCGTTAGTCCAAACTACTTTTACGTTACCTAGGTAAGACTTGTCTGCCTTAGCGTCTCTCTCTTCCTTTGACTGAGAGATTGTCATATTACCTTGGTTACCGAATTGGTCTAAGTCATCGTTCAATGATATTGTTATTGGTAGATACTGACCTTTCTTACCCTCGATAATTTTACTCTTATCGATTTTACTTAAGTTGATACTTGCTGTTATTAAACTAGCCATAATAATAATTGTTTTGTGTACTATAGTGTACGGTTAATAAAAAATTGTTTTGCGTCAAATGATTCGTCCTTGTAGAACAAATCGTATACCTCGGTAGCTTTAACTACCTTCTCTCTACCTCTCTCATAGAAGTTTTCTGAGCAGTCAAATAGACCCATCTGATGGGTGTTCTTGTCAATCACTAAGAATACCATATCGTAGCCAAATAACTCACGGTATATGTATGCTTGTGAATCGTAGTTGTACTTGTTAGCTGAGAAGTGAAACGAGTTGATGTCGGAGGATGTCTTGATATCAACCACTAACTTGTCATCGTGGTTAATTATATCAGCCTTACCCTTCCACATATTACCCATAATCTCTTTTACTGATGGCACTTCGTGTTCAACCTCACCTACATTAATCATAGATGAGAATACATTGTTGTCAAGTAGTTTGTCCACCATAGCGTCAGCCATATCTACCTCGTGCTGTAGCATACACATCTCTCCCTCGCTTAGTTCCTTATAAACCTTCGTAGTTCGTGTGTTAGCCTCAATGATTTTAAACTTGTGTAGCTTATCCTTCTCAAGTATTGCCGTGTGAAAGTAGCTACCAAATATCATTGCTGAGGTGGTCTTGGTCTTCTCCTTTAGTCCTAGTGGGTTAGTAAGTAGCGTGCCAATGTTTGAGTTACTTAAGTATTGCTGACCATACTCACCGTAGTACAACGTATCGTCTTGTAGCTTGTCTATTATCTGTTCTCTAGTCTCCATATTACAGTGTTTTTAGTTTAGATTCAACACTTGATGATAGGTCGTACTTCTGCTTGATAGCTTCTAGCTTGCCACCACTCTTTATGTACTCAGAAGCCTTCTTGTAAGCCTCATCCTTTACAGAGTTAATACTCTTCTTGTTGGAGCTTGTATCCGACTTGCCGTGGTTGTTACTAGCATCACTATCAGCGGTGTCGTCTATTAGAAATAGATTACCTAAAGAATACTTCTTACCGTAGGATGATGCACTACCGAACTTCTGTGGCATCTGCATACCCTTTTGGTCTAGGTCTATACCTACTATTGACACTGCTTCTATGGAGTCCTTGCCATCAGATATTGTGGCTATTGACTTTAGAATTGGAAACGGCTCTGTGCATACGAGTTCTTCGTTTACTGTTACCGACACTCCCAAATCTAATAGGAATGGTTTTGTTGCCTCAAGTATATCCTCAGCACTACGGAAGTTATACTTTCCAAAGCTGTTATACCTTGATTTCTTTGACTTAAATTGCGTTTGTATTGTCGCAAGTTTCTCATTTAGAGTTTTCATAATGGATTATTTAATTGTTTTCGTTTGCAAATATAATGATTATTTTTTTAATCACCAATTCTATTTGTTGTTTTTAATTTGTTTAAAAGTTTCTGTAATTTCATAAAGTCCCTAATATTTAGCTTTTTTTTTGCATCTGAAAGTATAGCTTCTCTATGTAGTTCCATTCTTCTAGTGTTTTTATTGTCTATCATATCTCGCAGTATGAGTGTTTAATATTTATAAATCCAACGTACTTCTGAACCTTTTCTTTTCTGTTAAATTCTGTTGTCTTCGGCATCTCTCTCCACTTCCAATTAAAGTTAAAACCTTCCTTAACAAGATTAACAATGTCAAATATGTATATGATGTCATTCATCTCTACGGCATATACAAAGTTTAAGTTGTTTACCATTGCGTAAGCGTAGTTGTAGCTAAACTTATCAAACTCTATCATAACATCACCGTAGAATGTGTGTCGATGCTTTACTTCAAAAATAGATTTATCGTTGTATGCATCAAATCTATTATACTCGTAATCGGATTGTTTTATATCTGAATTAGATTTAGATTCAATCCTTTTAATCATTGCTAACTCTTGTGCTTTCATAGTTTAAAGTATATCTATAAATTGGTTATAATCAACACTATCTATCAGTTTGTCAACCGCTTTCTTTTTAATCTCAGATACCCGAACAAAGTTATTAATACCTTTTATACCTAAAACATTTGCTATCTCAAGACCTGTATGCTTGTTGCAGTCAAGTCCGTACGACATCCTTAGAACCTCATACTCTATGGCACTTAAATGCTTTTGCATAATACCTTTGAGGTATGCGTTAAGTATATTTATATTATACGGCTCGGACTTATCTTGAAAGTTGTTGTTGTTTTGACCATCATCAATGGTAAGGAATATAGAGCGAAAGAACATCTCTACGTTCTCCTTGTCGTCTGATTCCTTCCTCATTATATTACGTTTGTATTCGGGTATTCTCATACTACCTCTGTTGATGTCAATACGCCTCCTAATTGCACCCTTAATTCTCTTAGAAAAGAAAGACTTTAGTGTCTTATCTACATCCCTAGATAATTTAAGGTGGTCGTAGTCTAGCTTATCAACTGCTAGTATCAATGCTTCAGAGCCAATCTGAATGAGGTCTGTGATATTAAGGACTCCGATGGCTATCTCCGATGACGGAAACTTCCTTGCTAGGTTCTCTACCAATGGTAAGAATTTTATTATTAATTCATCTCTGCTATAGTCTAGCAGTTCTCTCTCTTTAGGTTTTGAAACCTTGAGGTCATTAATATAGCGAACATAGTTCTCTAAGTCGTATCTCTTCATTCTGATTTTTTTCTGTTACATATCTATTAGGTGTTAAGTGTTAATATTAAGTTTAGTTTAGTTTATTTTCTTTTAATTAAGTCTTTTACTGCCTTAATTGTTTCCTTGATGTCGTTTGCTAACTCAAACCTCTCTTGCTCTATTGCGGTGTGGAGGGAGATGTAAAGTTCACTCACTCTATCCACAAGCCTCTCCTTCTCAGACTTATCTTGGTCGAGTTGTATAACGTACTCCATAGGCACATTGTTGTTTGTCGAGTTAGCGTTATCGTAGAACTCTTGGTCGAGTTCACGTTGCCTAGTATCAATAGCCTCCACTATCATCTCGGTTAGCTTTTGCATTTCTTTTTCAGTCATAATTATTTATTTATTATCATCCATAAAATCCCACTCCCTACCCGAGTTCATTACAATCTTATTACTTGGCTCTTTATCTGCGGATGAGTCGTTAATATAATCAGCTATAGATTTATAGTCTACTGAAGATAGGAATGATTTAACAAAACTCTTTATAATTGTGTTGTCAATA